ACAACGGAGCAGGAACGCAAGTTCCGTGAGTGCATTGCGTCTGTTGGTGACGAAGACGGGCTGTATGTGATGGATAGCGTGGATGACTTGACGGCTGAAGGCATGGAGGCGGCTATTCAGACTTTGAAGCCTCAGTTGGTGGCAGTGGATTCAATTTACATGCTCCGGTTCAAGGGCGATAAAAGCGAGCGCACGAATGCGGCGGTGGATTGGATTCGCACGGCGTCAAAGCGTCACGCGATTCCGTTTGTGGCGTTCCACCAGTTGTCGCGTAACGCGACGAAGGATAAGAAGCACGGTGGCGGGTACGATTCGTCTGCGATTGCGCTATCGGATCAGTTGTTGTGGGACGCGCACGCTGTATTCATCATGGAGCAAGACTCCGATATGAAGGCAGACAAGCGCATGAAGTTCAACGTGGCGAAGATTCGTCGCGGCGATAGCTCGGCTGATCCGGTCAACTGCCGCTGGGATTTTGACGCTATGCTGTTTGAAGAGGTGTTGCAGGAACGGAAGGGTGAGCAGTTCAAGGATTCAGATTTTGATGCGTTTGAGGTTCCGTTTTGACGGCAAAGCGTGAAGACGTAGAGCGGGTGGTCAAGCTGTTGGGATCGGGCGGTGTATGGCGCGGCGGCAAGCTGTTGATGAACTGCCCGTTCGCCGGGAAGACTCATTCAGGCGGAACGGATCGCAACCCGTCATTCGCTATCTTTGAGGGGAGCACGGGCCGGTACGGGTATCGCTGTATGACGTGCAATGAGGCTGGCAGTTTGGACCGGCTGTACTGGCGTTTGCACCAGTTAGGGTTGCCACGGATTCCGCACCTGAGTCTGGCTTGTCACGGCGAAACGGACGAACACAAACCGAAGCCGCCTTTGCGGGTGTTGGAGTACGCTCCGGGTGGTCGTATGGCTTCTGGCCCTATTGTTTCAGACACGTCCTATCAGGCTGATTTTCAGTTGGACGTGCCAGTGGTGAAGCGTGAGCGGCTGTATCATCCACCGGACGAAAAGCTGTTGCAGCGTTGGCTTGATGCGCCGGTGCCTGACTATGCGGTTCGGCGCGGGTTCGGGGAGATTCACCGTGAATGGGGGCTTGGCTTCAATGAGCAGAAGCATCGTTGGGTTCACGTTGTCAGAGATGAGCATGGTGCAACGATAGGGTACACGGCGCGGCTAGTGTGGAACTTGGAGCATTGTTTCAGGTGTGGCGAGATCGTGATGGTGGGCAACAAGTACGCTCACGCTTGCGAGTGTGGCGAAAAGTACGTCAAGTATGTGCATCATCCGGGAGACTGGCGACGGCGCGCTTTGTTTGGGATAGATCGGCACGTCGAAGGTGAGTCGGTGGTTCTGGTGGAGGGTACAACGGACGCTATGAACCTATGGCGTCACGGTGTTCGTCACCCTGTTGCGGTGCTGGGATCGGGTATATCCCCTGAGCAAGTGCAATCGATTGCGCGTCGCACGAAGCAGGTGTTCGCGGTTGGCGACGGTGATGTTGCTGGGCGCAAGATGAATGCGGACGCGACAAGGCTGTTGAACGCTTACGGTGTAGCGGTGGACGTGATTGAGTTGCCGGACGGTGAAGACCCCGGATCACTTTCCGGCGATCAAGTGCGAATAATGTTTGACAAACGGTTGAAGCTAGTGTAAGTTGCCGGTGTTCACGATGTTGTGAACGTGATTCTCAGTAGAGAAAAGAGAAAAGAGGTGCGTTATGGGATTCGGAGCAGGTTGGGATAAGTTGACGAACGACAAGCCAGCAGGCGGCGGCGGTAGCGAGTACGGTCCACGGCGGCTGTGGGTGAGTGCGAAGACCACAAAGCGGTTCCTCTTCTTGGATGAAGACCCGTTTGTGTTCTATGAGCACAGCATGTACCCGGTCAACAAGACGATGGATAAGTTCACCTGTCCAAAAAAGGCTGGGTTGGGAGCCTGTCCGGCGTGTGAGGCAGAGTTCTGGCCACGCATGGTTGGTTACTGTTCGGTCGTGGATATGGGCGAAGTCACGATTGACCGTCAAGGCAAGGTGACGCTAGCTGGCTACCAGTCGAAGAACGGGACGGTGTATCAGTTCGGCATTGGCTTGCTGGGATTCAGTCGTGGTAGCGAAGACAAGCCGGGAGTGTTGCAGCGGTTTCACCGCAAGTCGTTGCAGAAGTGCGGCGGCAACCTTCAGTACACGGTTTGGGATTTTCACCGTTCGGGCGACAAGGCCGAGTCGTGCGGTGATGAGTTTGAGTTCGTGGAGCAGTTGAAGAATCAGGCTCAAGCGATTGAGTACCTGAAGCGTCACGGCGCGCCTAACGACATTCAGATTGCGGCTGTTGACCGTGAGACGTACTTTGCGCCTAAGTCCTATGATGCGTTGTCTAGGCTGATCGGTGGCGCGAAAAACGTGCGAACGGAGTCAAGCGGTAACAGTTGGGGCGGTGGCAATCGCAACGAATCTCGCCCTAGCGCGCCAGCGAGCGTGAAGGATGAGTTCTCGGATGACGAAGTACCGTTCTAGGTTTGTCAATCTTTATTGACACACGGCGTCATTGTGTCTATCTTTGCAGCAAGACACAACCCGTAGTGGTATGATGCTGAAGGTCAAAATAGATAGCAGGGCGTGGCTTTCCAAAGAGAGTCTGACGCCCTTGCAGCTTCATTCGTTGCGGCGAATCCTGACGGTGATGCCGGTCAACGATTATGCGGCTCACGATGACGCGAAGCCGATCCCGCTGTACGCAGAATCGGAGCGGCTGATCGGTGTCCCCCGTGCGTTCTATCGTGAGAAGCGCAAGCGTGAGAACATGGAGGTGGTAGCCGTATCAGACGGCGAATCCATGCAACCGTTGTCAACGCTAATGCGGTTCACCGGCCCGTTCGCGGAGCAGGAACGCGCAATCGATTGCATGACTGAGTACACTCGCCAAAACGATTGGGGCGGGTTTGTGATTCAAGCGGGTTGCGGGTTCGGCAAGACGAACGTAGCGATTGAGTTTGCCCGTCGCCACGGTCGGCGCACGCTGATCATCGTCCACAAAGAGTTCTTTGTCTCGCAGTGGATGAAGCGAATCAAAGAGTTCATGCCGGACGCAAAGGTTGGCGTGATTCAGGGGGAGCGTTGCGAGTACGAAGGGTGCGACTTTGTGATCGGCATGATGCAATCGCTGGCGAACGGCGCGACTGACAAGTACCCGTTCGGCATGTTTTCAAGTTTCGGGTTGGTGATCTCAGACGAAGTTCATCGTATTGGTGCAAAGACGTGGGCGAACGTGATCTCGCTGTTCAGCGCACGGTACAGAGTTGGCTTGACGGCAACGCCCCGGCGCAAAGACAAGTGCGAAGACGTGTTCTGGCATCATATAGGGCCGATCCTGTACACGGCGAAGACGGAAGCGATGACTCCGGTGGTGAGCACCGTAGAGACAGAGTTCCGCCTTGCACCAGTGATGAAGCGCGGTCATTGGATTGACCCTGAGAATCTGACGCCGGTTGACGTGGTGACTCAGCTTGTATCTGACTTGGCGCGAAACAGGCAGATCGCGGAAGTGGTTTGCTCGCACGTTGCGAACGGTCGCAAGGTGATGGTGGTGAGCGAGCGGCTTGAGCACCTGAGGGCGTTGTCCGCGAATATCTCAAGCGTGCTAAGAGCCTACACGGACCTATCGTTTGAGCCACGAATTGACTACTACACGGGTGAGTGGTTCAGCGGCGGCATAGACAGCAAGACCGGGACGCAGAAACGCAAGGCGCGAACCGAAGAGGATCGTGATCAGGCTGAGTCTGCGAACGTGATTATGGCAACCCGTCAGATTATGGAAGAAGGGTTGGATATATCGTCTGTTGACGTGTTGGTTCTGGCAACGCCGATAGCCGACGTGGAGCAGGCGGTAGGTCGTGCGCGACGGTTCTGCACCCCGTCACCGGGGAAGTGTGAGCGGTTGTGCCCGTGGCGCGCTGGCAAGTGTGAGTCAAAGCCTACGCCTATCGTGATTGACGTGGTGGACGTGAAGGTGCGGCGGATTGCGCGTAAGTTTGAGGAACGAAAGCTATTCTATGATCGGATTGGGAGTGAGATAAATGACCAGCAGCGAATACTACGCAAAATGGTATCAGGCGAACAAAGAGCGGCTAGCTGAAAAGCGGCGGGACCGGTACACGAACGATCCGGCATATCGCAGCAAGGCGATTGCGCTGGCTACGCAGTACCGATCCGGTTCTCGCGTGATGGAAGAGTCCGTTGAACTGAACGGTGAAACGGTGAAGCTGTTTCCCGTGAATGAGCTAGCGAAAGCGTTAGACGTGGAGCGGCTCACGATCACGAACTGGGAGTTGCGCGGGTTGTTCCCGGCTACCCCGTACTTGCTTACCGCGAACAACAAGCGGTACTACACGCAAGGCATGATTGACGTTGCGAAGGCCGTTGTGGAGGCGCGTCGCAATGGTGCAAAGCGAATCCGGGTCGCAACGACTGATACGACGATGCTTGAAGAGATACTTCACGCTTGGCGCGAACTTGGTGTGCCGGTGTAAAACATAGTTGACAAACGCTGATCTGTTGTGTAGAGTGTGGCTAATGATGCTTGCGATTGTTGCAGGCTGTTGAAGTGAGTTGTGTATGCCAGCGAAGCGCAAGACGGAAGGGACGGTATCGGTGATCAGTGAGGTCAAGTTTGCGAAGACTGCGATAGAGTCTGAGCAGACGTTCGGCGTGACTGGCATCGTTGCTGAAGTGAGCGATCAGCAGTGTCGTGTGGAGTGGTCCGGCGGACGAACGATCTCTCTGCGACCGTTTGAATTCGCACGCATTGATGTGCGGATTGCCGCTAACGGTGGCGAAGACGAACTGGCTTTGCTTCGCAAGGGTGTGAACGCCGTGGTTGCGGCAGAGACAAGCGCGCTAACGTCTGAGTCAAAACAAAGTCTGCCGGACCTGTCATTCTTGGACGGGCTAAGCGGCGTGCTGATTAGCGTGAACTACGGAATGACGTTCTCGCTACCTAACTTTGAGAGTTACCGTTTTGACGTGTCAATTCAGCAAGCGCGTACGGACGGCGAATCCGTGAACGATCTGTTCGGTAAGATCGCGGCTATCACGGAGCGGAACTGCGAGTTGCAGATTGCGGCAATCAATAAGCGGAGGGGCAAGTGAGTAGTGACGCAGCGGTGAGCAAGCTGGCGAGCCTGAAGGGGCTTGTCGGCAAGGTGAATGAGAAGTCCGGCGGTCAATCCATGAAGATCGGAATGCACGTTCAAGAGGTTCCTAGAATCTCTACGGGCAGTCTATCGTTGGATGTAGCGTTGGGTGGTGGCATTCCGATAGGGCGGACCACGATCTTGTACGGTGAGAAGTCAAGCGGCAAGACAACAACATCGTATCGTATCGCTGGCCACGCGCAGCGACTATGCGCGAACTGTTATCGTCCCGCGAAGAACTACCGTGTAGAGCAAGCGTTTGACGCGAAGACGGGTGAGTGCCTGAGTGACGATGACGGCAACCCTATGTACGTTCAGCAAGGCAGTTGCGACTGTTTCAACAAGGGGTTGTTTCACCCTGTAAAGCACCCTGAAGAGAAAAAAGACGCATACGCAAGGCGTGTCGAAGCGTACGCTGAGAACTCATACGAACCGTATATTATCGCGCTGATGGATATGGAGGGTGCGTTTGACGCACACTGGGCATTATCGGTCGGCTTTGACATGCGGGTGATCGTCTATGACTCGCCTAACACGGCTGAAGAAGCGATTGACGCCTATGATGCGCTCATTCAGACAGGATCGGTGGATATGCTGATTCTTGACTCGGTTGCGGCGTTGGTCCCGTCCAAAGAGATTGAGGCGAGCGCGGCAGACTGGCAGCAGGGGTTGCAGGCGCGGTTGATCAATAAGCTGGTCCGCAAGGTTCAAGGCTCAGTGAACGGGGTTGCGGCTGAGTACGGCAAGAAGGTCACGAACCTTTGGATCAATCAGGTGCGGCAAAAGATCGGCGTGACGTTCGGCAACAACGAAGTCATGCCCGGCGGTCAAGGGCAGGGCTTTATTTCGTCTGTGGAGATCAAGTTGTGGGCATCCACCTATGAATCCGAAGAGGTGGGTAGCGTGTCTGGCTCCGACAAGGATATGACGGTGGCCAACAAGGTGCGGATCAACTTCCGGGTCGAGAAGAATAAGACGGCTCCCCCGAAGGGCGTTGGTTCGTACACGATGTTCCTGAGTAGCGGTCAGATCGATCAGTCTGGTACGATTGTGTCTCTGTTGGAGCAGTTTGACGAACTGACAAAAGACGGTTCAAAGTGGAACATGATGGGTGTTTCGCACGCGACGAAGGGCGCGGCGGTTGCGTCGTTGCGTGAGCCAGCGGTGTTCAATCGGGCTATGGATATTCTGCGTTCCCGCATGATTCGTTCCCGCAAGTGATGCGCAATTGATTGCGCAGGAAGGTGAGTGATGTTTTGGCTTGCCCTTTTTTCAGTTGGCGTTGTGTGTTGCCTTGGTTTTGCGTTCGGGGCGGTGTTCAAGTTGCGGCTGGTGAAGTGTTGCAAACGCTTCCCCGGCTTTGACCGGTTGAAGCTGTTGCGCAAGATGAAGAACGGCTGGGAAGCGCGTGAGTGTCCGCATTGCGAGTCTGTGTATCTGATTGATGCTGATCCTGTGATAACTCGGTACAAGGTAGTGCCGAAGGTGGAGTGGAATGAAGCGAACATCCGTGTACGGGGCGGTTCACCGGGAGACGCCGGAAAGTCAGGAACTCAGACTCAGCAAAGAGTTGTGCGGCAAGCGGCAACCCGGTTCGGGGTCTTCCCTGTACGCAAAGGGTGACGTGTTGCAGCACGGGCGAAAAGGTGAGGCGCATTCGCCGGATCGTTTTCTGATTGAGGCAAAGCAGACAATTCACGGATCGTTGTCGGTCAAGGGCGAATGGCTTGCGAAGGTGAGCGAAGAGGCGCGTGCGGCGGGTCGTGAGCCAGCCTTGGCGATTCAGATTCAGGGGATTGACGATCCCGGCTGTTCGCGTGATTGGGTGGCGATCCCGTTGCACGTTTTTAGGCGTATTTTTGCTGACGTAGAATGATGCGTCATGCTGTAGAGTTGGCACGCAAGCTGTACTGGCTAGTGTATTCGTGGATGGTGCAATACCGTCCGGTGGTTGTTGTTTTCAAGTTGTGGAGGTTCAGGGTGAAGACTATTTTATTGACAGACGCCGAAGTGAACTCTATCATTCGCAAGCGGTGTGACGCTGTTTCGCGCCGTGGCATTGCTCAGTTTGATGTTGCGGAGCAGGTTGTTGCGGTCGTTGGTGATGAGCGATCAAGGTTCGCGGAGATCACGATTCGTTCAGTCAGGCCGATCACGGCGAAAGACGTGACGGGCGATATGGCCAAGGCAGAAGGCTTCAGCGGCATTGAGGGTTGGAAGTTGAATCAGGCGAAACTTTACGGTTCACCTGTAGATGCTGTGATGTATCGGATCACGTTCAATGTTGAGCGTATATTTGTAGAAGAAGAGGCTAATGCTGGGTAACATTCTGCGTGCGCAATCGATTGCGGAGCCTGAGAAGGTTCAGTTGAACGACAAGCGTATCATGCGAGCTATGTCTGACTACCATAGCGATAGCCGTGTCGTTCCGAAGTCTGGTGACTGGTTGCGCTGTAGCGGGTTGCCGAAGCTGTGTCCGCGCATGTACGCGCTAGCGGTAGCGCAAGCGATCCCGCTAGGCATGACGGTTGGCGGTGACTTGAACTTCGTGTTTGGGATTGGCACGGCGATTCACCGGCAATTTCAGAATGAGTGGTTGAATCAGTGTCTCCCGGAAGGCGTGTTTCAGGGTCACTGGCGTCACGCGACAAGCGGTGAGTTGTGTCGTGGTGAGCGGTTGGCGAATCCTGAGCCGTTGACGCACGGTTGGGTTGCCAAGCCGCAAGGCGAGTACCTGTACGAAGAGCTTTCGTTTCGTTTGCCTGAGTACCGGTTGACGGGTCACTGTGACGGCGTGCTGGTATGGCCGGACAGAACGGAACTGTTGGAGATCAAGACGATCAACGACTATGGGTTCGCGCAAGTGTCTGGCGGCTTTGGCAAGCCAAAGGTGGAGCACGTTCTTCAAGCGCAAGCGTATATGTGGCTGAGCGGGATTGAGTACGCTCGCATTGTGTACTTTCGCAAGAAGTTTGACGCGCTGCCGGATATGCTGAGCGAGCACGTCATTGAGCGTGATGAGGCGGTGATTGACCGGATCAAGACGCTTCTGTTGGACACGATTGATGCGTTGGACGGCAATCGAACGGCGTTTGAGCGACTGCCAGAGTGCGCTTCAACGCAGTCTTCGCGTGCCAAGTATTGCGATATGTTCAGGCCGTGTTTCAACCCGTGAGTGCATCATGCCGGTGTGCATTGGCCTAGACTTGTCTTTGCGGTCCACGGGGTTTGTGGCGATCCGTTGTGATGGTGCAATTCTGCGAGCGCAATCGTTTGGCGCGTCGTTGGATCGTTCAGCGACGGTCGGCATGAAGATCAATCGTATCCTAAGCATCGTGAGTCGCATCCTGTCTGAGTTTGATGCGGTCAAGGCGGTTGCGGACGGCGAAGTGCGGGTAGCGATTGAGAACTATGCCTATGGTGCGCGTGGTAGTCAGAACGATCTGGCAGAGCTTCACGGGGTTGTGAAGGCGACGCTGTTTTCTTCGCGCAAGGTGGCTCCGCACCTGCCAAGCCCGGCTCAATGCCGCAAGGTAGTGTTTGGGAGCGGCAGAACGACGAAAGCTGAAGCGTTCAAGCTGGCTCATTTAGTGTTGACAAACGCTGGTCATGAGTGTATGGATAATGACGTTGCTGACGCTTATGCGGTAGCTGAATGGTTGAGACTGACAACAACGTAGAGGTGTGAAGTGCGCAAGAAGAACATTGGAACTGAGGTGGCTGAAGTGACTGAAGAGACTGAAACCGAAGTAGTTGACGGCGATGAGTTCACGAATGACTTTATTCCGTTTTCAACTGCCGAAGAGTTGTCACGAACGGACGTGAAGGCAGAAGTGCGTAGCGACATTGTGGAGCTAGTGTCTTCGATCACGAAGAACTACTTTCAGCTTGCTGCGCTGCTTCACGACGTTCGGCAGAACTCATACTACATTGCATGGGGATTCCGTACTTGGCGTGAGTACGCTGAAACCGAAGTCGGTATCGGGGCACGCAAGGCCGATTATCTGGTTCAGATTTACGACTGGTTCGGTTCAATGGGTGCGAACGCTCAACAGTGGGTGGAAGGGCTTGGTTGGACGAAGGCCAAAGAGCTTGTCGGCGTTGTAGATGAGCAGAACATTGATGAGTGGCGTTCCCGCATTGACGGGCTTTCGTTCTCGCAAATGAAGAGTGAGTTAGAGGGTCACGTTGACGCTGGCGCTTTGGGTGAAGACGGTGGCGACGGTGGTTCATCGTCTGGTAGCGGTGACGGTGAGAAAACGTCCAAGCTGTCATTCGCGCTGTACCCCGCTCAGAAGGCGAACGTAGAGCAGGCGATTGCGGCGGCAAAGAAGGCCGTCAAGTCTGACAAAGACGGTCACGCCCTTGACTTGATCTGTTCTGATTATCTGGCGTCAACGGCTGGGATCGTGAACATGAATGACTACTTCCGGCGCATTGAATCAATCACGGGTCTTCGTTTGATCGCGTTCGATCAGGCCACGAATGAGTTTGCCTTTGGCGAAGACGTGATTGAAGAGATACTGAGTAGCCAGAACGGCGAAGACGGTGACGCCGCTGAGTGATGCGCAATCGGTTGCGTGTTGATGTTGCCGGTTGAGGCTTATGCGTAAGAATGTTGCCAAGGTCACGCTAGCAGGCAGCAAGGGTAAGGTTGCAGGCAAGGCTGAAAGCCCCGGTGGTTCTACGCCGGGAGCCGGTGGCAATGGCGACAAGAAGCAGAATCGCCACAAGCGGTTCAGCCAGTTGCCGCCCCCGGTGAAGGCCGAGTTGGATGACAGGCTGATCCACGGGATCAACCTGACTGAGTTGGCGAGTTGGCTTCACGAAATAGGTCACTTCACGGATATGGCGCATGACGTGTTGCTGTCCACGCTACACCGCTACCGCAACTACATTCGCCCCGCTGACGTGATCAATCGTGAGTTGCCTAGCACAAGCGAAGTGCTGAAGGTGATCAACGATATAGGCAAAGACGTGGACGAAGTGAGCGAGCTATCCCGCTTGTATCAGGTTCAGTTGGAGCGGATAGAGATCGGCGTCATGTTTGAGCGCAAAACGCGTGTGATCAATCGTCATATGGCGAACGAGATCAGCACGGCGGCGGACCTGCTAATGCGCTCGCACCGGGTCAAGGGTGACTTGGGCTTGCATCGTAACCGTGGCGTTGGGCTGGGCGACGAATCTGCACCATTGGATTCACACGTCAAGAATCGGTATGATACGGATACGGTGAGTGCGGCTAACAGTCACTTGAGCCGTGGTAAGGTCATGGCTTTATTGAGCGTGATCAATGAGTTGTCGGATGACAGTTTGACGTTTGACGCTGAAACGGGCGACGATGATTGAGAATCGTGACGGCAGAAACAACTCGGTTCACACACGGGCTGAGCTTGTGGAGTTGGCGCGCAATCAATTGCGCAGTCTGACCCCCGAAGAGCGCAAGCTATTGAAGACGATGCTGAAGGATAGCGCGCAAGGCGATCCGGCGTTGTTGGAGTACGTTGACCATTCGCGGTGGGTTCGCAAGCCAGTATCGGTGAAGCAGTTTATTGAAGACCCGTACTATATGGGGACTTCAAGCCAGACGTTGTATCCGCGAATCCGCGAAGACTTGGCGATCATGTTTGAGACGCCGGGAATCCGTGAGGTCGTGCTGACGGGTTCAATCGGCTATGGCAAGACTACGTTCTTGAGCTTTGCGATATGCCGGATGCTGTATGAGCTATCATGCCTGAGACAACCGCAACTTGCGTACGGCTTGTCACCGGGGAGCGAGATTGTGATCGCGCTGATCAGCAAGTCTCTGTATTTGGCGCGAACGATCATGAAGTCGGCAGTGGACGACAAGTTGAAGCTGAGTCCGTACTTCCGCGATCACTTCCCGTTTCGGATTGCCAAGGATCAGACGATCTTCCCGGAGAACATCGTTTTGTCGATTGGTTCGTACTACGCAGAGCGCATGATTGGTGCAAACGTGCTCGGCGGGGCAATGGATGAGACGAACTTTGTCACTAGCCGTGGCAAGGTGATGAAGGGGCAGGATGGTAAGCCGGACTCGGTTGCCAACTATGACCTAGCCGAGAAGATGTATTCGTCTATCGTGCGACGAATCAAGAGCCGGTTCCTGAAGGCTCCGCAAGACTTGCCGGGGCTTATGGTTCTGGCTTCGTCTGCGACAACGAACGATAGCTTCACGGCGCGCAAGATAAAGGCGTCTGAGCACGATGCCGGTGTGTTTTGCCGTGACTATGCGGCGTGGGATGTAAAGCCAAAAGAGAACTTTTCTGGTGGCAAGTTCTGGGTGCTGATCGGCAGCAAGTCTATCCGAAGTCGCATCATTCGTTCGCACGATGAGGTGGCTAAGTTTGACGCGAACTGGTTAGAGTCGAATGTGGCGCGGGTGGTAGAGATACCGATTGAGTATATTGAAGACTTTGAGCGTGACCTAGAAAACGCGATCCGCGATATAGCGGGGTTGTCAACGCACGCGATCTCCCCCTTCATTAGCCGTATTGAGTGCATTGACCGGTGCGTGAACACGTCTATGCGTCACCCGTTCACCACGATTGAGTTCGACATGGGTTCGGGTGCGAAGATTGATTGGAGCATGTTGACGGTCCCGGTGAAACGCAGGTTGCCGGGAGGCTACACGGAGCTTGGTTGGAAGCCGAAGGTCAATGCGTCAATCGGTCGCTGGGTACACGTTGACCCGTCGCTGAGCGGTGACAGCACGGGGATAGCGATAGGCCATATATCCAAGTGGGTTGAAGTGGCGCGTCGAAACAGTGACGGCGAAGAGTATCAGGACTTTGCACCACACATAGTCATAGACTTCATGCTGCGAATCAACCCGCCGTCCGGTGAGCAGATATTCCTGCCAGACGTGCGAGCGATTGTGTACGACTTCATGGCGCACGGGTTCAACATAAAGGGCTTCAGTTGCGACAGTTATCAGTCGGCTGAAATGGTGCAACAGATGAAAAGCCACGGCGTCTATCGTTCTGGCGTGTTGTCGGTTGACCGCACGATGGAGCCTTACGATGCGTTGCGTTCAGCCCTTTATGAAGGCCGGATTGAGTTCTATCACTATGAGGTGCTAATGTCTGAGCTACGGGCGTTGGAGTATGACCGTAGCCGTGGCAAAGTGGACCACCCGATAGCCGGAACAAAGGATGTTGCAGACGCCGTTGCTGGTGTAGTGCATAGTCTGGCGAAGATGAGCGGCGGTGCTATGCTATCGCCGCCCGATCAGGTATCTGATAGGGATGATGACAATGACCGTTGGATTCAAGATTCTGTTGTGATGCCAAGCCGTATGCCTGCTGATAGCATTGAAACGGAACCGCTAGTCGGCAACTCATTCGTGATGCCGTTTATTATGGGTTGACCTTATGGGTGTCGTTGCAAGTTTGTCTGATAGGATCGCCAAGTGGTTCACTGGTGAGAAGGCTTCAGTTATCCCGGACCTGAAGCGCGGTGACAACCTAAGCGACGTGCTTGGTGGTCCCGGCGGGGATATACAAAGCGCGAACGGTGCTTCGGGGATGCGGCGTCTGGCTCAGAATCTACAGATTGAGCAAGCGTTGATGCACCGGTACGCTGAGTTTGAAGAGATGGATGACTACCCGGAGATCGGTAGCGCGTTGGACGTGTACGCAGACGATGCGACGGTGAATGATGCGCAGCATGACACCTGTATTTGGCCTATCTCAAGCGATGACGTGGTGCGTCAAATACTGAACGACCTGCTGTACCGGCGTTTGCGGATTGACGAAGACATATACGAACTGACACGGGGGCTGGCGAAGTACGGGAATGCGTTTGCCGAAGTGATCGTGGACGAATCAGGCGTGGTTGGCTTGAACTACCTGCCAGCGCCTACGGTGCGACGGTTGGAAGATGATCGGGGTCGGCTGTTAGGCTTCATTCAGTCGGTTGACGCTGATATGTTGACCATGAACTCGGTGGACGTTCATAACGCAGCGACGGCGAAGCAGCTTCCGCAAGGCGTGGTGTACTTTGAGCCGTGGGAGGTGATCCACTGGCGTATGCGCGGCAAGCGTGTTCAGACGATGTACGGCTACAGCGTGTTGGACTCTGCCCGGTGGGTGTTCCGGCGTCTGACAATGGCGGAAGATAGTGCGCTAGTGTACAAGCTGACACGCGCTCCCGCTCGCTATGCGTTCTACGTCAATACGGGCACGTTGCCGCCGCAACAACGCATGGCTTACGTCAATCAGATCAAAAACAGTTTCAAGAAGCGCAAGCTGTTCAACGCCAGCACGGGCAAGATTGATTTTCAAGTGAATCCGCTGAGCCAAGACGAAGACTTCTTCGTGCCCACGTCACCGGACGATGGTGATTCAACCCGTATTGAGGTGCTATCGGGGCCGGACTACCAGACAACGGACGATCTTGAATACTTCCGAAGCAAGCTGTTCTCGGCAATCAAGGTGCCGCGACGGTATCTAGGCTTTGACGGCGGTGAGAGTCGTGCGTCGCTGGCTCAAGAAGACGTGCGGTTTGCGCGCACGGTGATGCGTTTGCAGCGTGAAGTGCGCAACGGGTACAAGCAGGTGTGTCGTGTACACTTGGCGGCGTTGAACATTGACCCGGATCAAGTGGACTATGACTTGCGTATGTCGGTAAGTTCATCGGTCTTTGAGTTGTCTCAGATAGAGTTGTTGACGGCGCGTGCGCAGGTTGCCGAGTTGCTGAGCAACTATATGCCGAAAGAGTGGATTTTGGAGCGCGTCTTTGAGTTCTCTACGGACGATGCTATCTTCACCATGAAACAGAAGCGGGATGAGCAACGCGACGATGCTATGTTTGCGACTGAGACGCAGAAGCAGACGATGGATGAGCTAGGCATTGAAGGCGACGAAGAGAGTGCTGAGTTTGAGGGTGAGTTACCCGGTTCGCAGGATGAATCGTTTGACAAGCGGCTGAAAAAGATACAGCGTTTGGTTGAACGAGTTGAAAAGCACATGACTGACTTGGACGAAGTTCAATCAGGCAGGTTTGGTGCAAAAAGGAGTTCTAATGGCCGTTCCGTTTCTGGTTCGCAGCGCAATGCAAGAGTTGCGCAAGGGGTCTTACGAAGAGATCGTTGAACGGGTGTCTGATGCGATTGAATCGGCAACGGGCGTTCCTGTGACGGTGGTGGCGACAAAGCCCCGTCTGGCGCACGCTGTTGTGGAAGGTCGCGGCTTGATTGAGTTCACGCTGTCTGAGTCAAACGACAAGGCCATAGAGGTAGGGCCGGTGGAGGGGTTCATTGACGAATCCCGTCTGCCCCGGTTCGTGTCTGACACGATTGGTGAAGCGGTGGATGCGCTGCTGAACGGTGAATCCGAAGCGGCGCGCAATCGATTGCGCGACTTGGCTATGCTGGCACGTCCGGGCGGTCGCTACCTGTTCACCGAAGAGGCGCTTGGCATTTGGAATAGCCTGAAGGCGAAGACGTACTGGCGAATGGCATACAACGCGAATCGCGGTCCTATGCGCAAGGCGGTGTACGGCTTCGTTCGCCAAGAAGAGGCAATGGTGCCACGGGCGCGCTATGAGTTGTACGGTGATGACTCGCTGGTCGAAAACCGAACTGACATTGAGCAATCGATTGCGCAGATCGCGTCTGTACTGAAGGGCGTAGCCGGTGAGTTGCGAGCGATTGATCGTGCGCGTGTCAAGGTTGAAGGCTTGGATATAGACAAGATGCTTGAATCTGTTATTGGTGAGTGTACTTTACTTGCTGATCACGGAATGAAGGCTTCCGAACTGGCACGCGATTCGCACCTTGCAACGCTTGCGCAAGTACATGATAGTCTGGCTGAGGTCGCGAAAGACGCCGTGATTGTGCGGCGGTTTCTCTGTAACAGTGTGAAGATGGAGTCCGTATGAACCACAAGGTTGCCTCTTTGGAAGAAGACTTGCAGGTGCTTGGCCTTTCTGGCCAGTTCCGGTCAATGCAACGCTACTCTGGCATTGAAGAGGACGTTGATGAGCGCGACGATGATCGCGGCGAACGTCTCACGATGAGCACGCTGAATCGTATTCAGAATCTTGATGTTGACTCGCTTGCGCTTGAAGACATTGACGACATTCTTGAAAACCTTGGCGAGTATGAGGTGGACGAAAACGACAAGGGCTTGCTTCGTGCAACGAAGCAGACGCTTTCGGCGTTGTCTGAAGCCCGCATGATGAAGATCAAGTCCACTATGGGTGGCACTCGCACCCGTGCGGCGGCTGGCTTCCGCAAGAAGAACGGCAAGATCGTGCGTTCGTCGGCGGCTGAGCGTCGCAAGACTGCAATCTCTGGCAAGAAGTACCGCAAGCGCGCAGCGTCGAAGATTGCGAAGTATCGCAGTACCCGTGGCGCACGTCTGCTTGCCAAGCGTCAAAGCCGTGGCCTTATGCCGTCACCCGCTTCGGAGTCGCTGGCTTACGAGCTTTCGTCGCTGCTGAGCGAGTCGGTTGACTTTGCACCATTGAGCATCGATCAGCAGATCGCTGAGTCAATCGGCAACGTCTATGAACTGTTAGAGGATATTCTGGGTGGAAGCGTGTCTGACACCCTGCTTGAATCCTATCAGCGTGTTGAGAGCGCGGTGGTGAACGGCACAACGGTTGAAGACTCGCTTTCGGCGTCTCTGAAGATCATTGCCCGTTGCCTTGAAGCGGTGGATCGCGTGGGAAACTGAATGAGGGTAGCCGTCGCCGTCGCACGTTCTATTCAAGCGGTAGGCGCGAGAATGCGAACCTAGACGGGTTTCGCGGCTGGCTATCCCCGGACGGCAACAAGACAGGTCGAAAGGTGTCAAAGGCAGTCAAACGCAGGAATGAGTTGAATCCCGGCATTGACCGTACACCGTTCAAGCGAAAGAAGTGGAAGGTTGCATGAAACAGATACTCATTGATTCAGCCCCGATTCGACTTTCGGTTGAAGAGTCCAAAGGCGGCAAGACGGTAGCGCGTGGCGAGTTTGCCCGTGTTGACGTGCCAACGCAGAACGGGCGGCGCTACCCACGGTCTTTGTACGAACGTGAAGTCAACAAGCTACAGGAAACAGTGGCGCGTCGCAGATCGTTTGGTGAGCTTGATCATCCGGCGGACGGTAAGACGAAGCTGAGCCGTGCCAGTCACATTATCACGGCACTTGAAGTGCGGAACGATGGTGTTGTCTGGGGCGAAGCTGAGATCATGGATACCCCGGCGGGACGCACGCTGAAGGCTATCCTTGAAGCCGGTGCGGAGGTCGGCGTGTCAAGCCGTGGTTTCGGGTCAACCCGTTCGTTGGATGACGGCACGCAAGAGGTGGGTGAAGACTTTGCACTTCGCACGTTTGACTTCGTTGCGGACCCCGCAATGCAAAGCGCGTACCCAACGATCTTCGCGGAAAGCGTGGATGAGGGCATTGAAGACTCTATCTTGGAAGAGTACCCGCAACTGGTAGAGGGTATTCGCCGGTTGGAACGCGAGAAGGTGGAAGCCGAAGCGGTGGAGCGGTTGCGTGCGGTTGTGTCTATGCACGAACGCGACTTGCGTGAGCAGCTTTCATGCGAGTTTGAAAAGCGTCTGTTGGAGGGTCTGAGTGACGTTCGCAGTTCGCTCACGGAGCAGTTTGCAAACGACCCCGAAGTGGTTGGCGCAAAGGTTGTTCTGTCTGAGGTGGCCAAGCTGATTG